AACACTTGAATGCAAACTATCATTTGAATCTTGTGCATACAATTCAATGTTCATGCCTTTAAACGTTAACGGATATTTTGAACTCCAAACACTTTTTTTGGCTTGCAGGTACTGTTCAACTAAATATAAATTTTTTCCAACATCTAAATAATTTATTACAACGTGCAAATCTATATCACTATGTTCTGTCCAATTATAGTTTGCATTGCTGCCAATCATGATAATATCATATATGGGTACATCAATTTCTAAAAAATCATAGAACTTATTAGCAATTTTTAAAAATCCATTACGAACTTTGCTTGGCAGACATTGATCATCTGTCCATAGTTTAGGATTAAGTTGATGTTGTGTTTCGTATTCTTTCAGCATTTTATATAAATATTGCTACTTCCAAAACAGCTGTACTAAAATAAGAGCAAATGCTAATAATAATGAAACTGATGTTTTCAATGTTATAACTTCTCCTTTGAACATGTATGTCATAATGGTAAATACAATGATGCCAGCAACAAATGAAGTAAAGCGGCCAGGCCAGAATTGTCCTTCATAACCAGACACTGCATAACGTGTTGCTTCCATAAAAGCCCATGTTATAGGAACACCCAGTAACATTAATGCAAATTTATATGTTCTAGCCCATTGCCACAATAAAGGACCATTAGTTTGAACCCAAACAACTATTTGGCCAAGAAAGAATATCAATAAAGATATTGCAACGTGTTTATAATTCATTACAATGATTTTAGCATTGCAATCATACGAGGGCAAGGATAAATATCCGATTTATCTTTGCGATAAGAATTATGTGTGTAAACGCCTTGTTCTCCTTTCAAAGCTTGCGTTGATATTGTCCACATATCTTCTTCCCTGTATGTTAAATCAATGCCGTAAGTGTCTCGCCAATATAATAGTAATTGACGTGTAGATTCAATTTGTGCGTCAGTATATCGATGATAATATTTGTGTCCTTTGTACGGAGTCTCTAATTCAGTAACTTGATCTGCAGGTATCTCTCTATCTACATAGTTATAAAATTTACCATTAATTTTTTCTATAGGCCCCCAATTACAAATTTCAATTGCAATTGCATGTTTATCCAAAGCCTTATAAGGAACGCCTTTAGATTTAAATACATCTTGTTTAAGACCTAAATGATATCCCCAATGCTTTGATGAAAATGCTTGACAAATTTCTCCATCATATGTATCTTTTGATAAACCTTTTCCAGAAATAACGATGCAAGTTGCAATGCGGCCTCTATCATCGTTAGCCCACATCTTGATTGTTCCTGGACCAGATGAATTGCCAGCAGTATGATGCAATACGATTTGTTTCTTTTCCGTTACTTCTTTGATGTATTGCGATTCTGGTAATGGAACTTGTTTGATTTTTTTGATATCTAAACTCATAACTTAAATTTTAATTTAGTTTCTATTTCCTTTGTGAAGATCAATTTTATCTAGTATTTCGGTTAATAATTTTGCATTAATGAATCCCGCCATCGACGCATTTTTCAATGCACTTATAAGTTCGAAAACTACGAATGGTATCAAAATAGTTTCACTTAACCATCCTGTACCTGGAAAACCTTTCTCAATAATTAACAACGTCGTTAAAAACATAATCCATACTACCAATGTTCTCAAAACTTTAAGAGCTTTAAATGTTTTAAAGCCTTCATTTTTAGTACCAGCAATGATTCCAAAGAAGCCATCTAATACAACTGCTGCTACGACTGCTAAATATTGTTCAACGTTGTTCATTGTTATGTTGAACATATATGTACAAAGAAATGATATAGTTGTTGCGGTTGATATTAATAGCAATGTTTTCATTCGTGACATACTTTTATATAGTTGGTTCATCATCTTTTTTTTGTTTTTGATTCGAAAATTTGTCAGCAACAGTGCCTAACATTGCTGCTATAACGATATATTGTATGGCATCAACGAGATGCGGAGCTGGTGCAATAGATTTGGGATATAATGCATTAACAAACATAGTAATCAACAACGAAAGAAATCCAGCAAAGCTAATAACTCGTTTAGATGATACGTCACCACTTCTGGCGTCAGATAACATTCTTTGAAAAAAACTTTTGGTTTTACTCACTGCATTCCTAAATACTAATAACAATTGTTTCCGTTTCATAGATAAATATGTTGTTAATTTAATTTAATTAAGTTTTTTTCATATGTTTCCATAGAAACAATTGTAATTTTTAAATTGCTCAATGTAAAGGTGCCAATTTCTCCCGAATCTTGTATGATTGCTGATAAATTTTGTATAATATCAAAATCTTGTTGAGTAAATCGTTTGCCATCAATTTCTATAACAATATCATTTTCAGAAAGTGGATCATTTAGATGTAAATGTAATACCCGTTTGTTTAAATCATATGATGTATTTACTTGTTCTTTTTCTTTAAATTCTGATACATGATTCAATATTGAATTAGTAACATGATCTACTTCCCCATCAATATATGTTCTATCACACCATGGTTCTAAAATTTCTATAAGTTGCATGTTACAATTTTTAAGTATAAATGCTATGTTATATTTTGGAAGAACAATTGGTTCCATTAATGAACTATGTCGTATATTTGAACCCCATTTACGAATAAATTCTTTTGTTGAACGATCCATATCTGCTTTCCACTTTGCGTGCCGTTCTGCATCTCCATCAAAACTACCCGCGCCCCTACCAGTTAAATGATAAACCAACGAATTCCACGGCTGAATAAATTCATATCCAGCCAATTTCATTCGATTAAATACATCAGAATCTTCTCTGCAAGAATGTAATATCGGGTCATGACCACCTAATTCTAGGAAATCTGTTTTATACATCATCCATGGTGCAAATATGCCATGCGTAATATTGTTGTTATCTAAATGTTGTTCTACATATTGATTGAATTCGTCTTGTTTAAATTCTTCAGGCCACATTCCAAAATCTATTAGAATTTTTTCTCCCCCATTAGGATGAATAGGAGGTTCTATTCGAGTTGAACAAACTACAGTCTGAGGTTTGAGATGTTCAAATGCTTTTAAATCGGCATCTTTACCCAACATCATATCGGCATGAAATATCATGAATATGTCCGTAGTAGATTGTTCGATACAATAATCATATGCTTTGCCAATTCCAAATAGTTTTTTACCTAACATTGGATTAACAAAATACTTTAAATTATATTCATCCTTTACTTGTTCTAACCAATCGATTGTACCATCTTCATCTGAATCAACAAAGATAAAAATGTCATGGTCGTCGCGTGATGCATTTTCTCGAATAGATGGAATACATGTTTTAAGATAACGTAAATTAGATTTACTAGGTATACAAAATGTTATTTTATTCATAATCTTTTATAAGCGTGTCCTACTCTAGGAGTAGATTTGTTAGTATAAGAATCTGGAGTATCAATTGGAACAATTTCTATTTCTTCATACGAACCTTCTAATGCATCCCAATTTAATAATTTTAAATCATATTTCCAAACTTGATTTAAAAGTTTGTTATTATCGTGTATAGAATATCCCTTTTTAGGCCCATGCAATTCTCCATAAAATTTAGAAATATAAGATAGTGAACCATCTTTATCCATTTTATCTACAACTTTATATTCAGCTCCTTCGATATCCATTTTTAAAATAATATAATCATCTTTTGAAAAGTTATCTAAAATGAATTGAGATAAATCTAAAGAATCAACTCCATCATTATCATCTATATTATTTGTATCTTTTAATTGCCAACCATCAAATATTTTTTTTCCATTACTAATCCAAATAGCTTTTTTAATAGGATAAAAATTACTTAAACCCAATTCTAAACCTTTATTGGATAACTGTTTATATCTTCCCCCATCACATTCAAAAGAATATATTTCATAATCATTATAATCTGGATAAGAGTTTACAAACATTTGAACTGAACATCCATCGTGTGCGCCGCAATCTAAAAATATTTTTTTCATTATACTAACTTTAAAAAATCACAAAGTGGTTTGTATTTATCATCTAGTTTGTCAAAATCTAATTGTTTGAAATCGAATCTACTATCTCGCCATTCTTCTACGTGACATACATAATCCAATGTTAACATTGTTCTGTTTTGCGAAAATGGTTTAGTTCCTCGATGCCAACCATTTGTGTCAGCCATAAGTAAGTCACCTTTTTTAGCAGTAAGGTATTTTACTTCATGTTGTCCTTCATGTATTTGATTTATTATATCAGTTGGCCAATTATACGTTTGATTAAAACTTTGTCCATTTAACCAAAATTTTCTTTGATGCGTTCCTTCAATATAACAAAACGGACCGCCGTCTTCATCAACATCATTTAGATAAATAAAAAATTTTAAAAATCTAGGAGAGTTAGGATCTACATGATATGTTTGCGTTCCCGTTTCAGGTAAATCATTAACATATGACCTACGCAAATTGCAAGTGCCAAATGCAGGATAACAATCCATATATGCTCCGGCAATATCTATTATCAAATCATTAAATACGAATGGATGAATTTCTGGAGCAGAAACTAATGGCTGCAAACATTGAATAAATGGTTTAGTATGCCGTGCTTCATTTTCTGAAATTTTATTTTGATTGTATGGATGATTTGCATTTTCTAAAATTTCATCAACTCGTTTATTAATTGCATCAATTTGATCGATATTTAAAAAATTTTCTATTTTATAATGTCCATGCTTTTCAATCTGCGTAGCTATATCAATAGCTTCTTGAGATGGAGTGTAACTAGGATACTGTTGTTTACGTTTTTGATACGCATCACTGTACATTGTTAAATTTTTTATACTACTATCAACTGCGCCTTTTGTTACTGCCCTAGGATCTGGCCAACTAAACCATTCAATGTTATTCATAATGTAATCTTATTTTTAATATCTTGCGATAATGGATAATGTTTTAAACTATATGGCGTAGAACAATTGAATTCAAATCCCTCACCTAAGTTATATAATTTACAACCATTCTGCAATGTTTGTTCGTATAACGCCGCCGCCATTGTATGATGCGAATCTACAAATTTTTCATATGAATGTAATCCATTATCGCCATCGATTAAATTTGTACGAAAAGAATTATTTGGAGATTTTTCACGTGCTGGCCCAAACCCATCTATTCCTACATAATATAATTCTGCAGGGGCAAATGACATTACAAAAAATGCTAATCTACCACCAGCACCTTCTTGTTTGTCAATTTTAGTATTATAATATATTAATCGTTCTCGATATCGTTCTTCAAATTTTTTATATGTATCTGTAGTATAAAAGGGACGTCCAAATTTTGGTTCTAATGCAATTGTGCAGTTTGGATTATTTTTAAAAAATTCATGCAATCGATGATCATCAAAATCTACAATTTCTGACAATGTTATATGAGTAATGTTTGTTAAGTTTCTAATCGTATCATTTAAATAAAAAAATGTAGTAGTAACTATGTGATCTACATCAATATTTTTCCAATTTACAAATTGTACAGACGGACCCGATCCTATAACTAATATTCGTTTTCCTGTAAATTTTTTTTGAAAAATATCTTCGGATAACGTGTTAGATTTTGTATCTAAAAATTTTATCATAACCTTTTATATAAATATTCGCCTAATTGAAATTGCCATTCGTAATCAATATCAAATGCTTCAAATTCATTCATTGTATACAATTCTGGACATGGTGGAGTATTTGTATCCATCCAACGGCCATCTTTAATAATATCTAACCTACTTGCATATAAACAATGTGCTGCTTCATAAATTGGTTCAACAAATTTAGTATTCATAATATTAGCACCTGCCCAATCAGTAATAGCATTTCCTTGTTTATCCCAATAATATGTTTTCTTTTCAAAAACAGCAAAAGCTCCTTCTTTATCAGAATCAATAAATGATTTAATAAATGCATCAATTGTTTCAATTGTTAACAAAGGATTACATGCACTAATCAATACAACATATTTAAACGGAAGTTTATCGTGCCACTCATAAATCAATTTCATATCAGTTTCAGCAAATGCCGAATCTTTTGAACGATGGAATATATTAATACCATGTTTTTCTCCTACCACTTTTAATTCATCTTCATATGCCGAAAAATAAATGTTTGATTTAGGAATAATTGTTGATTTGGATAATTTTTCAAATAAAATATCCATTAATGTTGTATCAGCAAATGAACGAAGCATTTTGCCAGGTACGCGTTGTGAGCCCATTCTTGCTTGGACTAATATACATATGTCTTGTAGTTGTTTCATATATTCCTTAACAAGATAACCCGTTGTTTATTAATTCAACTAATTCATCAATATCTTCCTTAACCCATAGCGCAGAATTAAATTCAGGGCCATCATACTTTGCAAAATCTTGATGTTGTTTGTTAGTATATTGTGGACGTATCTGTAATAAATTAATTCCAGGAACTTGATATGTAAATGGCAATTCGGTAATTGCTAGCATATCTTCATGCAATTTTTCTCCGGGACGAAGTCCCATCAATTCCGTAACTGGTTGTTTGTTTAGCATTTGTCCTAATGCATTGATGCACGTAGGCAATGTATATGAATTAATCTGGGGTACGAATACCTCTCCGCCAACTGTATGTTCTAACGCACCCAAAACGGTATCTACAGCATCATTCAATGTAAATAAAAATCTAGTCATTGATTCTGACGTAACTCGAAGTATTTGATCTTGTTGTATCATATCCATCCAAAGCGGAATGAATGAACCTCGCGATGCAATTACGTTTCCATAACGAACTGATGCAAATATAGTCGATGATGAATTATAATCATAATTAGTAAATATGCGTTCTGCAATAAATTTACTAGAGCCATATACGTTAACTGGCTGACAAGCTTTATCTGTTGAAACTAAAATGCATTTTTTTATGTCATTCTCTAATGCTGCACGAGCAACATTTTCCGATCCATTGATATTTGTTTTAACACATTCATCTGGATAAAATTCCATATCATCAATACGTTTTAATGCTGCCGTATGTATGATGTAATCTGGTTTATATCTACGCAATGTAACATTTAATTTATCAAAATCTCGAATGTCTCCAATAACTTTGATAATACTCGTGTCTTGTCCAAATTCTAATGCCTGTTTGCCTTCATCTCTACTATAAACAATTATTGTACAATCGAATTGCTTTAATCGTTTAATAAGTGCCTTTCCTAATGACCCAGTGCCACCGGTAATGAATATTGTTTTGTTGTTAAAATTCATTTATCCTCGTAATTTAGTTCTAATTGGTTTTTCTGATTCCGTTACTTGTATTATGCCATCGCCAAATGCTTCTTCCAATTCGCGCACGCCTTTTACTAATTTAATTAAACCCTGTGGTTCTACCGATGATAAATGATCCGTACCCCACATTGTTCTATCTAATGTAATATGTCGTTCCAATATCGTAGCTCCTAAATAAACTGCAGCAACCGTTGTACCAATTCTAAATTCATGTCCAGAATATCCTACTTCGCATTTATACTTATTTTTAAGTGTCTCGATAGTACTTAGGTTCAATTCTGCAATTGGTGCAGGATACGTTGAATTACAATGCAATATCGCAAAATTTTCTGTATGTTTACGAATCAATGCAACAGCTACATCAATTTCTTCTTCCGTACTCATTCCTGTAGATAATATTAATTTTTTACCAGATTTAGCACATGCTTCTACTAATTCATTATTAGTTAACATTGCCGATGGTAATTTTATAAATGGAAGATCATATTGCATTAAAAATTCCAATGAATCCATATCCCATGGTGATGCTGACCACTTAATTCCTTTTTCTATACAATATCGATCAATTTCATCATATTCTTCTTTTTCAAATTCAACTCGATATTTGTATTCTAAGTATGTCATAGTTCCCCATGGCGTATCGCGCATAACATTTTTTTGATGTTCCGGGACACATACATCTGGATTTCGTTTTTGGAATTTAACTGCATCGCACCCAGATAATGCTGCAATGTCAATCAATCGTTTTGCTATATTTAAATCACCATTATGATTGATTCCAATTTCAGCAATAATATAAGTTTGTTTCATATTTCTTCTATCCTTTTTGTTTTATCACATATTAACAAATCATATGCAGGTTTTTGACCTGTAATAAGTTTATGATATTTACATCCCCAAGTGTCTAATTGCGTTTTAGTTATATCAAACCAATTTATTCCCGTAACCGAACCGCGCGCGGTCCAATATGTAATTTCATGTCCTTCTTCATATAATATATTGATTTTTTCAATATTTTCCAAGATAGGAACTGCTAAATCATATCTGCGTTCTCCTTGATAATTACAGATTGTTTCGTCTATGTCTACGTATATATTCATATATTTTTTATGTAATTTACTATGCGCATTGATGCATTACTATCTGAATATTCATCAAATAATTTTGAATCTAACACAATGTGTTTAATGTTATCAATATCCAAATCATTATGATATTGTACAACACAATGTTTTAAATCTGCATATCGTTGTTGTAAAATATCAATTCGATCGGTTCCTATCTTTGAAACAAAATCATTCCAAGAATTAACTTTGATAATTGGTGCCCAAAAGTCATATTCAGATCCTTTAAAGAAATCTAATTCTAAATCATCATTGCGACCAATAAATTCATCAATTGAAATGTATTGTTTATTATAAATTGTAGAATAATATGCAGATATACTGATATTAGATAAATGAACTTTAGTATTTGCTGCAATTTGCGGAACTTTCAACGAATCCGTAATCAATTCAATATTGTTATATTCAAAGTTATCAATGGATTCTCCCGGATGCGGTCTATAATATATTTTTTGATCAAGTTTATTTAAACGCCGTAAGATATCATGAATTCGTATTTTAGATTCCTTTTCCATGGTTCCGAAAATCAAAATGCCATCATTTGCAGTAGATTGTATTTGCAGATTATCATATTTTGGATTGCCAACAACAACTGATTTAAAATTATGCCATCCGCATAATTCTTTTGTTTCTAAACTCCAATTGGAATTTTCAAAAAAGATATCAATGCAATTTGTAGGAAAACTCATTCTAGATAACATTTCCAATCTAGATTTAATTGTGCCAACTAACCAAGTTGTATTTTCAATGCATGCAATAATTGAACCAACTTGTTTAAATTCCCATAGTATATGTTTTTCTGGTTCCCAGTTTTCGTTAGTTATCAATAATAAATCTGGGACAAATGGTAGAGATATGCCTAATGTTTTTGAATCATATGCAGCAGTTTCCATTTTAACATTGGTATCATATGAAAATGCATTTAAGTTGTGTGACGGAAACTGTCTAGTTGGATGTTGACTGTATAAAAAGAAATAATCTATTTGTTGATTTCCTAATTCAATAACAACATTCTTTAAATCTAAAAAACTACGCATATCCGTAGCTACGATTAACACTTTCATATCAAAACTTTTTAATCATTCCATATTCGTCAAATTGCGGCATACGTCCCCATTTTGAAAACCATTTTCTAGAATTCTCAGCTTCAGCTTTTCTTTGACGTTCTGAAGATTGTCCGTTGTTTTCTTCTAAACGATGTGACCCGCGTGCGCCAAAATGCCAAACAATCGATGACGCAGGTAATATGAATCGCACATCATTTTGTAACATGCGTAAAAACAAATCATGGTCATCCCAAGATGTAGGAGCAAATAATGCATCATTTCCGCCTACTTCGTCCCATACTGATTTTTTAACTAATCCTGAAACGCCTTCCCCCTTAGGAATTTGATATTCTTTGTTTTGATTAGAAAATTCTATAGCCCATTGTTCAAACTGTTCAATTTGAAAATCGTGATGATATGCGCCGAACATATCTAATTCTACTAAATGCGTTCCATATCTAGTTGGAGAATTAAACATATTAGGTTCAATCCTAAAAGAATTGACCCAAAGCTTTTCTGCTGGATATTGTTCATGAAATTTTAAAAGTTCAATATCCCAATTTTTTGCAACATAGAAATCTGAATGTAAAAAATTAATATATTCTGTTTCAACATGGTCTGCACATATATTCATTCCGCCGCCAATACCCCTTACCATTTCATTATTTGGCTCAATCAATAAAGTCAGGTTGTATTTATCACGATTTTCAAATAACCATTCATTAGTACCGTCTGTACAATTTTCTGCATGTATTATAAATGGCGCATCTTTAAAATAACTATTTTTTCTTACCGACTGAATTGCTAGTATTAAATACGGAAGATTGTTATATGTAGAAATACAATGTGTTATCATTATTTACTTTCAATAAAATATGCTCGTATAGCAGCACCCAATTCTTTATCATTTGGGTATTGTTTAATTAATTGTTTTATATCACGTATAATATCATTTTGAATTTTTTGCTGTAATGCACTTCGTTCTAAATCTACATATGTTTCTTGTTTTTTCATAATGTATCGTAATAAGCGTTTTGTTTTTCTTGTCGATCAATAGTCTTTGGGTGATACAAACAAAAAGCTTGTGTATCTGCTGGAAGCATTGAATATGTCCTAAAGCCATCCAATTTCTCATGCACCTTATTGACCCACTTGATCTCTGGTTTGTTTTTCCAAATTCTCCATTGATAGTCTGGCCAATTGATATGCCCATTAGCCATTACATGCCAACCCCATTTCTGAACATGCTCTTCAGTCAGTCCTTCTACCGTATTAGCACGAGGTACTAAGTACACTTCGTTATCTGGATTAAGTTCTAGTAGATCGGGAAGATGACTGATTAGGAGCTCATTCGGATACTCATCAGCATCTATCTGAAAGATATAGTCTCCTTTGCATGATTTGATAAGATGATTCTTCCAATCAGCAAAGTGGTTGTTGAATATACCCTCCGATAGGGTAATATAGTTACTACTACTTAGTCCGTGTAAGTAACCTAGTAACTCTGATGTTGGTTCGTTCTTTGTCATATCAACTAAGACTACTATCTCATCTTGAGGTCTTTTGTGTTTTAATAAAAAATTTAACAGTCGCTGAATTTCTATAAACTCATTGCAAACCGTAATAGCATAACTTATTTTCATGCTTCAATTTTTTTTAATGATGGCAATTTCAATTCAATTGGTTTTGGAATTGCTTGTAAATTTTCATCTACTATATTTAATATGTTTTCATATACTGATGCCACTGCAGTTTTAGTAAATGTTGAATTTACAAAATAACGTTGACGTTTTGCTAATTCTTGCCATTTTTTGTAATTTTTTTGCACTTCTTTAAACATTTTGCCAGCATATCCATAATCAGGCGTAAACCATTTAGCTCCTTTTATTAAAAATTCATTTCGAGCTGTATCATGTATATCAGTCATACCGCCTGGTAATGCACAAATAAAATCTTTTTTCAAGAAATCTGCTTGTCCGGAATAATGTGGAGCAATTATTGGTTTGCCGGTTGTTGAAAATTCTAACAATGGACGTCCGAAGCCTTCTGCTTTTGTAAATGACACCATGGCTTTAACTTTTGGATGATTATATAAAAGATTCATTTCTTCATCCGTTAAATCGCCATGTAATAAGTATACATTTGGAAGTTTTTCGTTACCAAACATATCTCGTATTTGATTTATTCTAGATTCAATCTCCATCCTATCCATTACAGAATAAGTAGCACCGCTTGTTTTCAATATAAGTGCCGGAGCATCTTTTTGATTTTTATATGTATTAAAAAAACAATGAATCAATCCACTAATATTTTTACGATCTTCGCCAACTTGTCCTTGCAACCAATGTCCTACTGATAAAAATGCAAATGGTTCTGCAATTTGATCCAATATTGTCAATTGACCATTTATTTTGTTGTTGTAAATTTGATCATCAAAATATTCAGGAATTACTTCAATACGCGTTGTTATTGGTTTATTGTGTTTTTGCGATGTATTAATAAATACTTGTTTGGTAAATTCGCTTGGAACAATAACTAATTGCATTGCATTCAAATTATCAATCCATGCTTCTGGACATATATCTCCTTCAGTTCCTGCAGTAACTCCAATATTGTATTTACCAACTGCTTGAAATTCATTAGGTACTGTAATTTGTACCCAAACATCTGGTTGTGATGTCAATGGTAATGGAATAATTCGTTGATTCCAATCTAATGGAATTGGATATGTAAATGGTGTATGCCCCCACGGTAATGAAACCAATTTAATATCCCATTCAGAGCTTCGTTGTTCTATAAAATTTGCAATAATTTCACGTGCATGATGTCCATACCCGGATTGTGTTGCTACTGGTGATGCTATTATAACCGATCTCATTATTCTACAATTCCTATGTTTTTATATGTTGTTTTTATAAC